GTGGTAGTACGCTATTCCGCTAGGAATAGATGAGGATAAGGGGGGGGGAGAGCCACAATTCCCCGAGACGTATTAATACGAATATGTTTAGGAGACCATAATAAAAGCTACGCTTTTAATAGGCGAGTAAACGTAATAAAGACGACGGCGAGGGGAATAAGCTAGATTGTGCGAACCTTTTACAAAAACACTACAAAAACTATAAATACTAGGACTAACAACTATTAATCAACAGACAGATTAATCGGCACCTTTATTAGAAATTATTAGGTGAAAACAATGGCAAGGCCGACCATAGGACACAGGTTAATTAACAACTGTTGCCAAAACGGATCCGGATAATAAAGGATCCCAAATGGTAGGGGTTAATGTTAATTAGAATGTCCCCGTCTTTGAGACGAAAGTAGTGCGCATAGTAGTGCGTTGTGTCTGTTAATGTGTTAGTAGGGAGTACGATAATTGTGTTTCAAAATCTCCCTTTCTAACCGAGTTGTAGACTACGTCTAGTCGTCAGTATGTTAGTATGGGTATTTATACGTAGTACGTAGCAGATGGATAGTGTAGCTAGCATTGAGACCGCACAGGAAACAGAGGTTAGAGAGCCTTAGAATGAGTGTATGAATGTGTGAGAAAATAAATAAAAAAAAATAATGAGTTATAGAGTTAGTTAGTTAGTATGCTAATCCAGTTAAAACGCCATCTACAAAATAGATTGCCCAAACTGCTAGATCAATAAAACCAACGATAGCGACTACTTTTAACCAACCACTTAAATCCTTGAATTTGACTTTTGCCATAATAATAACCCCCTTTCATTCTTCTTGTTCAGCTAAAATATATGTTTCAGCCATTTTTTTAATTGCTAATTGAAACTTTAATAATTTGTTAAGGTTTTCAATGTCCTTCTCTGAATTCTCTAAAACTTCTGTCCAAAAAGCTTCGTCTTTAGTTCCGATCTTGATTGATAGTTCTTCTGTCATCTTGTTCTCTCCTATATTTAGTTAATGATTCAATAGTTGGATAGATAGCAATAAAGTCCTCTGCCCATTTAGATAAAACAACGTTGTTTTTACTCATGCTAAGTCCTCCTCGGTTAGAATATGTAAATTATCATGAAATTCACAATTATTATTCTTAAGAGTTAAATCCTTCAAAGTTTTTAATGATTCGTCTGTCATCTGTGTTAAGTTGGGTGTACACATAGTTATCATAGTTCCCCCCCCATGTATGCTTCTTGTCTTAGTGCGTCTGCGTGCATTTCTGCCTTAAACTCTGCTTCTTCCATCTGTTCCTCTGGCGTCTTTAATGATTCGTCGTCGTCATCACTCATTTGGGGGGCTCCGTTGTTTTCTTAGTTCTACAATTTGTTTTTCCATTTTGATGTTATTAGCAGTTGCTCTTTTAATCTTGGCTCTTAATCCGCTTATTTGGTGGCTTAGATCTTCATAACAACCTAAGCATAGGCCGGACTTATTAGTTGTGCCCAATGGTCTGCTCTTGCATGTTCTGCAAAGCTTAAATCCTTTCAACCTCTTTTTTACATTAAAGCTCATTTCCTAACAATGTTATCTCCATTTATTTTAAACTTTCTAACTTTGGCCAATAGTGCCAGGATCTCTTTGCCAGTTCTTTCAGTAGAGTTATTTTCTAGTGCAAAGTTAGCTAAGAGCTTAGAATGACTAATAACACCCTGTGGGTTCTTCTCGAAGTAACTAACAATAGTGCTCTCTAGCCATGCAACCTTAGCTGCTCTGCTTCTAGTTGTTCCCATGATCTAAACCCATCTTTTTTAATTCCACTAACATCTCAGCTAATAAATTGTTTCCAACTTTGATAGCTTCTAAAGTCTCATTGCTAACCCCTGGCTTTTCTGTTTCAGTTACAGCTGTGCCGTCATCTATTTCCATGGTTTTCATGTTCCAATACTTTCCATCTTGGTAGCCATTCATTTTAACTTTATCGCCTTCTTTAAATTCTGATCCAATGTGTTCGTCAAAAGTAGAATATGTTTTCCCGTCGATAGTGAATGCATATCTTTTCCAGTTGTTTCCGTTAGTGTTTCCGTCGGTGGTTTCTTTCTTTTCTATTGTTCCTATGATTACGCTCATTCTAATTGATCTCCAAATTTAGTTAATAGTTCGTTGTTAAGTTTTTCAACAACAGTAACATCAGTAGTTAGAACTTTGAAGTCCCAATTATAACCTTTAGTATTTTTCATAAGTTTAATATATGCTGCTTCTTGTGGTGCTGCAAAATTAACTTCCTTTAGTTTGTTTTCTTCGTTTATGTCCATAGTATAGAGAGACCACGCCACTATATAAACCTTTCTATTTATTCATTATCTTTAAAGAATCCCATTAAACCTCTGTGCCTTCCAGGCTTTTTAATTGTTCGGGCAATTCATCATTATCTTGTTCAGTAGTTTCAGGATCTCTAGGTGTTCTGTCAGCATTAATATTATTAACTTCATCTTGTTTAATCTTCCATTCGGCTAGTTTTGTTTTGAGTTCTTCGGCCGTTATGTCTTTAGGAAAAATGGGCTTAGTGTTTTCATAACCTTCAAGAGTTATTTCTAAACTATCATTAACACCCTCGAATGATTCTTTTTTTATTTTTAATATTTTCATGCTATTTTTATAATCCAAAAAATTACGTTTGTAACGTCTCGGCTAACTCCTGTTAATTGTGTAACTACTACGGACGCAGTACCCGAAGCACTCATTTCAAGAACTGCCGATGAGCGAATTGTGCTAAAAGATGTAGTTGTTGGCATATAAAATTCGCTTCTTGCTCCCCCACATGTGGTATAATATCTTTTATTAGCTGTTAGGTTTAACCATCTTACTTCGGAAATTACTAAATACTTTCCTGCTTCGGGAGCTGTGAAAACTCCTGTTGTTGTGTTAAAGTTTCCCCCGTCATCTGTTTCGGAATCATAAGCAGTTACTGTTGTAGATGTATTATGTGAAATTGTTAAATCGGTGCTTCTTGTAGCCTTAACATAACATTGAGCGGGCATAGAAATAACCCCCTTATCTCCATGAACCTGGATAGCTGTTGTTTCCACTCCCCCATCATTAACCTTAATTAAAATATCCTTGTCTTGATCATCATTAACAATAACAGCGTCGGCTGCAACCGTTGCGTCGTGAGAAAGTTCTGAATCTGTGAAAGTCCAATTTCCTAAGTCCGGAGCAGCGATAGTTTCTATTTTATCATAAACAGCGTTCTTAGTTGGCACTTCCAAACTTCCATTCCAACCCGCGCCATAAGCTTCATCGGTAACAGTTACATCTCCGCTAACTATAACAGTCCCGTTAGCCGGAATAAACTTTAAATCTCCGTCATCTGTTTCAAATTCAATGTTGCTGCTATTTTCTGCAATAGTAAATGTAATATTAGAAGACGTTAGCATTTCCATATAACCCGCAGCCGTTAGAGAAAAAGCCGAAGTTCCATCTCCCCGCAATATTTCAAACATGTTATTGCTATCTGCTGCACTCCCTCTTTTTAGGGTTAAAGCTCCTCTTGTGCTATCAGTTGTAATTTCCGGAGTTGTGGAATTCTCATAAGCTTCTTGTAGTGTTTGGGCTCCTTGAAATAAACCTCTTTCATCTGCGAATTTTTTAACACCTGAATAGTTAGGTAGAATTAAAGGCTCTGTTTGATTTGTTCCTAATGGTAAAGCTTTAGGAGATAGCTTATTAACAAAATTAGGTCTTCGTCCGCTGTTCTTTCCGCCCATTATTATAAATTAGGATCCCCAGTTTGTTTAGTTGTTCCAGCTTCAAGCCCTTCAACATTAGGCCAATCAGTTTCTATAAATTTCGTCCCAACTGTCCCAGTTCCCACCTCAACAGTTCCACTAGTTGTTATAGTTGCCATAATAATTAAGAGAATAATAAGTATTTATTTCTTTCCTTTTTTCTTTGGAGCTTCTTCCACTTCTTCCACTTCTTCCACTTCTTCAACAGGTGCTTTTTCTTTAGGAAAGTTATAAACAGCGTCGATAGCAGCTGCCGCTTTAGGATTAATATCTTTAATTCTATTATATAGGGCTAGTTGTCCGGCTGCACTCATTTTAAGAAGTTAGAACATCAGTGATAAGCACAACAGCATTTGGATCTGTTAAATATGCCACTCCACTTTCTTCAATTCTTACTTTAGTTCCAATACCTGGCTCAACGATTGTGTGAGCTGTTGTAGATTTATACTGTTTGAATGTACATGCTCTTTGGGGGATTAATACTAGTGCATAATCTCTAGTTGCGTTTGTAGATACTTTAAACCTTATTCCCAATAACTCCATAACTACTCCAGTTCTAATCTTCTCACTTGAGAACCCTGGAATACTTGAACCCTTACCGCTAATCAACCATGAAACAACTGCTTCCATTGCTTCCGGATCCATATAACAAACTAAGTTAGAAGTATCGTAGTTTTGATCTCGAATTAATCTCTTAGCATGTTCTAAGTCTTTCACAATATCAGCTGCATAACTTGCCGCGTCCCATTGATCTCCACCAACCGCAGTAGTAGCGAATGTTTGAATATCAGAAGGAGACTGGCTTTCAGTCATTACATCCCAAATAGCTGCGTCTACCTTGCTTACAACGGCTCTAGTGATGTCTCTAATAGAAGTAGCTAAAACGTCTAAGTCTGCGCTTTGGATATCTTCTTGAGAAATAAAACCTTCGGCCATATACTTCTTAGGATAACTAGTAAATCTTGTCCAGGAAACTTCTAAGTTTGCCGGAGTAGATAAAGGAGAAACTTCAATATTCTGTGGTGCTGTTGCGGATAGTCCACCCGCTGTCTTCCTATACCATCTAATGGAATCTCCACTCATTGAAGAAACTTGACAATCTGCCTTAAATACATATTCAGCGTCAGCAAAACCTTTAGCTAACTTATCAATATCTAAGCCTCTAATGTCTGCCTGTTCAACTGTGTCTGCCATTATAGATCAACCCTCACTTGTATTACTTCAGCTGCTGCTGCTGTTTCCAGAGCATAACCAATTATAACTGCACCACTTCCCGCACTAGCTGCCTCTGCTGCCATTACATGATTTGGGTACGTTCCAACATCGTCCGCTATTTGAACTGCTGCACCAACTGTAATAGCTCCGCTTGCTGTTAAATCAAATATTCCTTTCTTGTGTAAACCTAATCTTGTTCGTCCATCAGAAGCGATCTTTTCTCTTGCTGCAATTCCTGCAATAGGTTGTTTAGTAGCACTTGCTAAAACTGCTGTGTTAGGATCTGTTAAAGCTAGAATAGCACCTTTTTCAATACCTGTTCCATCTGCAACTGTAAAATCGTGGACTACATCACCTTGAGAACTTTCTGCATACCTCTTTATTGCTTCGTTAGCCATGGATATAGGGGGGTACAGTCTTATTTAAACACTACGGCTAAAGCTTCCCCTCTACTAATAGCTGCCATGCCTTGAGGCCTAGCCCTAAAGTACCTAAAATACATAAAAAAGCTAAATAATAATCACACATGTTCAGATCCCTCTTTATTAATATGGTCTTTCTTTAGTCCAATAGGAGCAACAAAAACAGCTTTATCGAGTTGGTTAGGCTGTAATAAAGCGTTTGGGTTTGTTGGCTTTGGCACATTCTTTAATCCTAAAACCTTTCTCAAACTTCTAACCATTAACTTAATTGGTTTATATCTCTCTTCAATATAGGGGTTAGGACAAACAGCATTAACAACATTGTCTAGCTCTTCTTGTGGAAAAGCTATTTTATATAATTGCACCGGAGCCACGATTAATCGTCTATGAATTACATTCTTGCCTTGCTTAACCTTCTTACCTTTCTTATAAACTGGATAGAATTGAGCGCTCAGATCTTCTTGCCATCGCTTAACGCTGTTAGCTTCGCCACCAACTAAACAATATAGTTCCATCTTAAGGGATTTCGTTGGCCAAAACTTTGTCTTTATATTCTTCCGGGGTTAGTTCCTTTGGAGCTTCTTTTTGAGGAGCACCATTAGTAACACCACCTAACCTCTGCATAGCGTTAGCTTCGTTAATTTCCTTTAGAACTGCTGCGTTTTTCTCTAAAGCTTCTTCTGCCCTTTTTGCTGCGGCTTCCGTTCTTTCCACCAATGAGGTAGCCCTCGAACTTTCTGCCGGAGCTGTTGCGCTTTCTCCTTCTCCCGCTGCAACTTTGTCATCTTCCGCTTTTTTCGTTTCGTCATTTTTTTCCATGTTAAAAACCCCCTTACAATAAACTTACCAAAAATCATTTTTTCTGCCCCAATACTTAAAGAACTCTAATCCCGCACCGAATAATATAAGAACAAACCCCATATATTTCTCGGTTAAGATCCATTGTGTTCCCGTCGCTGTTAGGGCTAAAGCTGTTGTATTAATAATAGTTTCTATTATCGGTTTATGGTCTTGTTTTTTATTCGTCATTATTCCCTTAGGTTTTGTAGTTTAAAATATAATGCTTCATTTGTTGGAGTTATTAAAGCCCCTTCTGCTGCCCTCTGTTTAGCCTCGAATATAGTTTCCCTAGCGGATAAAATCTTGGCTTCTATTTGGTTAATGTTCTCCGGGTTTGCTTTTAGTTCATCACTAACTAAAATAAGCTTCTTAATCCTTGCTTCTGCGATTGCTAACTCTTCTTCATACTTAGCAATATCTCTTAAAACTTCTCCGGGATTTCCTATTTCTCCTTGTGCTGCACTATCTGTCATCGATGAAACTGTACTCTCAACCTCTCCAATAGTCTCTACGATTGTCTCTACTTCCCTCGTTGGCATTCTAACCCATTGATCAACATAAGCAGACGCGTCAAAATCAAAAAACTTTAAATCTCCTAAGAATGGCTCCAGTTTTGAACCTAGTTTTTGATTTGCTGTGAGGCCTTTTTCTAGTTCTTCCCTCTGTATTTCTTGCAGCAATTTTTGCCTTGCTGTCTCCGGGTTTCCAATTAAGTCCTCAATTTCAAAGTCTCCGTCCGGATCAATAGCCTTCTTTATCTTATTATCTGGAATTCCAAAAAGTTTCTGTAATGGCTCTGCCGGCGTAAATAATGAAGGGACTGTTTGCTGCTGTTCTTCTGTTAATCCCAATTCTACACTTTCCGGCCTCTCTTCAAATACTCCCGTTTCTTCTGCTGTTGGTAGGAATTCATCTTTTTGAATTTGTTGCAGATCTTCTTGTTGTCTTTCTAATTGTTGTTGTTGGGATATAGCCGGTATTTCTTGAGCCGGAAGAACAAACTGCTGCCCGCTTTGTTGCAAAAACCCGGACTTCTTCCCACCCGCTCCGCCCGCTCTTTCTGCTTGCTCTATAAGTGCTAGCTTTCTTTCTTTCTCTTCTTCTGAAAGATTATTAAAGCCTCGTGGCTGTTCTCGTCCGGTTACTCTTCGCTTTTTTTCTTCTTTGCTTTCTGCCATTATTCTCTTGTTATAGTCGCTTCGCTATCCTTTGGTTGTATCCCTAGCTGTCCCGTGTTCTTCTCTTCGTCCTCGGAGACAACACCGGATAAACTTGGCGGTCTATTAAATTTAATTTCGATTGCTAACTGTGCTCTTAAGTCTGCTTCTAATAGTGTTTGCTCGTTTGTATAGATTGGCTCGAATGTTAAGAACCCAACCTTTCCGCCGGCCTCTGTGAACCCCTCACTTGTTGCCATAACCCTCGGCACTCCAACCGCGATATAAAAGTAGTTCTCTAAGCTTGCTATCCATGCTGTTGGATCTTGGATGTTTATGTTCTCATCTTTGAACTCAACAGTTCCTT